GAGCCTCGGCGGCGGTTTCCGTGCAAACGTGTCCCCATAGGTCGCAATCCTCGCGTTGGCGAGGTCGAAAACAAAGGTCGAACGTTTTTTGAAAATATTAAGGCGGCTCATCTTACGCGGTGTGGTTTTCGGCGCGAACCTGAACAACAGCGGCCTCTGCGCGGTCGGTTCGGCGATTTCTTCCTACGCCCCCTCGGGCTCGAGCACGGCCTTCGGCGGCGGTTTCCGTGGAATGCTTAAATGGTGTGATTCACGAAATTTAATTTATAAAACTTTAGAACTTAATAATTATGCAAAACAACGTACAAATACCAGAAAACAATTTTGTTGAAGATCTTGGAACGGGTTACTCTTATGTGAATTTTAACCGAACCGTACAGCAAATTCCGGATGAGTCCGGAACAAGAGCAGCTATTATTGCCGCTGCACAATATCGGGTAGAAAATCCGGTGACCAAAAATAAAATCATTGGAGTTGTGATCGATGATAATTACCCAAACGTAAACGATATCTTGAGGAAGGGAGTATTAAATTCAAGTGATCCTGATTTCGTTGCTTTTAATTCGTTCGTGGTTAGTGCTCAAACACAGTGTGATAATGAAGGAATTCAGTGATTTGAATATCACCATTGAATGGGAATAACTTAAATTTAAAACTATGAAAAACGGATTTTTTGACGGAGTAAACGGTGATAGGTCAAGTAGTAGGCTTAGTGGGTTTATTATTATTGTCGTTGCCTTATTTTTTGCCGGGGAAGTAATTTATTTCGGACGCGAACAAATTATGTTAGCAGCAACGTCTGCGGGAACTATATTTTTAACCATAGCTGGCCCGGCCATGCTTTTTATGTTTCAAAACAAACAAGCGGAAATAAAGGCTGAAGAAGCCAAAACAAACAATTCGACACCTCAATAAAACCCATTAATTAACATTGTAAAACCTTATTAATTAACGATAATGGAATCACATAAATGCGAAAAGTCAGAAACCATTGAAAATTTACAAAAAGAAACTGAAAGAACCTATAAAATCCTTCACGGCAATGGTCAACCTGGACTTTTACAAAGCATTTCTGAATTATCGGGACATATAAAATATCTTAGTGAATCTGTCCCTGAACTTGAAAAAACCATCAGCGAATTGGTTATTTTTAAAAATTCAGAAGTTGCAATTAAGGCAAACAGATGGAAAACGATTGAAGTATGGGGGCTTTATATCGGAATAATCGCATCAGTGTTAATTTCTGTCATTAATTCAAAAAAAGAAGTTCCGGTAGAGCAATTTAAAAATGCTGTTCGTGCCGAATTAAAGAGTTATAATATAACGGACGATGATATAATTTTGAGGGGAAGGGTAATTAAACCTAAAAACTCAAATACTGAAAACACGAAAAAAGAAGCTAATTTACCTGTTAAATGATTACAAAAGAACTCATACAAGGCATAATGCCGAATGTTCAACATTTGGATGATATTTTCCCTTTCCTTGTTGAAGGATGCCTGAAATACGAGATAAACACTCCAAGGAGAGAGAATTGTTTTTTAGCTCAGGTGGCTCATGAATCCGGGGAATTTCGATATTTGAAAGAATTGGCCTCAGGTTCAGAATATGAAGGCCGGGCAGATCTGGGAAATACTCAACCAGGGGACGGAGTAAGATTTAAAGGCCGTGGACTTATCCAAATTACTGGCCGTGCAAACTATCAATCAATCAGTAATGATTTTAAGGTTGATTTTGTTTCTGATCCTCAACTTTTAGAGTCATTTGAATATGCCTCGCAATCAGCTTGTTGGTTCTGGGATTTGCGACATTTGAACGTTTTGGCAGATCAGGAAAACTTTGTTTTAATCACAAAGAGAATCAACGGAGGTACAAACGGATTGATTAATCGTGAAATGTATTGGCAGAAAGCAAAAATTTTAAATCCTTAAATATTAACTTTAAAAACAAACATCATGAGTATTTTTACAAAAATCGAACAAGACGTAGTTATTGCTGAAAATTGGGTTGAACAAGAATGGGCTAAATTGGACGCTCAAACTAAATTATGGGTTCCGGTCACCATTAACATTTTGAACGGCGTTAAGGCTGTAATGGACAGTCCGGTTGATGACGCTTTTATTGCCATTATTGACATGGCGGTGCCCAATGCGGCCACTCAGGCTGTAATTTTAAGCATTAACAATACAGTTAAAAACTTCTTACCTAAAGCTATTGCCGGCCTGACCCTCACCGAAGCAATTGCCAATATTGCCGATCCGAACGCTCAATTTCAGGCTATTTTGGCACAATTGAAACTTTCGAGTAATGCCACTCAGAACGCTTATTTGCACTCATTGAGCGCAATGATATTACAAGACCTTCACGACGGTTTAACTTGGGGTGAAGCAGTCCAGATTTGCCAATATTATTACGATAATAAAGATAAACTCGCTGCATAATGAAAATTTCATTAGGGTGGATACTCTTCGCCCTTACTTTTCCTATAATTGGATTTATGGGCAAAGAAATAAAAAAGCTGTATGATGATAATGTAATTCTCAAAAATGAGAACACGCAACTAAAAGGTGATGATGAAGCAAAACAGACGGCCTTTGATTTTGCTACTCAACAATCCCATGCAACATTTGAAGCCACTAAATCAGCTCTGCAAATGAAAATAGACAGCCTGACAGATGCAAACAACATTAAACCTGATGATGTTATTTCAGCGACTGATATTGAAACAAGTTATAAAAATTCCGTTTCCGTTAACGCTCAAACCGAAACACCGGTAAAATTACCAATAGAGGAAGGTAAAAAACAGACGTACCAGGTTCCTGTTTCGTTTGATTCGCCTTGCTGGTCAATGAAAGGTGAAATTGTTTCACTTGATCCTTTTCCAGCGTTAACGATAACGGAGCGATCATCCAAAGATGCTATTCAGCTTCTTGTTGTTAAACCTAAAAAGTTTCTGGGTTTTCTTTGGCGAACTAAAAAACAACAATTTAAAGCATATGACGATTGTTCAAAAGAGATAAATATTTCAGGCGTTAAATTTACAGATCAATGAAGAAAATACTTTTAATTGTATTCATTTTAAGCTCATTTGCAGGTTTTGCTCAAAATACCGTTACAATCACTCACACTAACTATATAACGGCCTATGACACGGTAAAACATTACCCCAAAGTCGTTACCTGGTGGGCGACAAAAGCGAAAGTAAGTTGTTCAAATAAACTAATCCGGATTAATCCATTTGCACCCGATCCGAAATATCCAAGACAGACAAATACGGTTAAAGACTACATCAATTCAGGATATGATAAGGGTCACATGTGCGAGTGCGAAATTAATCTATGTCAGGGATTGCAAGTCGAAAAAGAATGTTTTTCTATGGCAAACATGGCGCCTCAGTTCCATGCACTCAACGCCGGAAGCTGGAAAACATTAGAAGAAAATAGCCGTAAATTAGCGATTGAAAATGATTCAATTCATATTTGGGCTGGTTCGATCGGAGAGGTCAAAAAGATTGGTAGAGTTTCAGTTCCTTCGCAATGCTGGAAGGTCTTATTTATTAAGAAAACAGGCGAATATCACGCTTATTTGTTTCAGAACACAAAGGATGACAGCGGAAATGATGAACCGGAAACTACGCTTGATTCAATAAAAGTATTAACAGGATTGAGTTTTTGAGGTTTGTTTTTCATGTGTTGAGTATTAGTTTGGGAAGGCTTCAGGTATTTAACTTGGAGCTTTCTTTTTAAAACATGTTTTACAGCAGGTTTTGTAAATTAATGTTCAAAATATTTGCACATTAATATAAAATTTTCTTATCTTTACATCGAACAAATACAAAGACAAAATGAAAACTTCAGAAATACAAAAAGGCCAGAAAGTAAAAAATCAATATGGACAAACTTTGACAGTAATTGAAGTTGTGGATTTAACCATGATAAGGACACGCGAAGATGGTTTATATCATTTTACAAAAGTTTTTATTAACGGTAAAAGCATATCTTAAAAAATGACAACTTCAGACCTCAGACAATTCTTCGCTGAACGTCCTCAGTTATCCCCCTACGGCTTCGCTAAAGAGGTTAAAACAATCAGTCCCCGACTTTTGGATTACATTCTGAAAGGTAAAAGAACTTTAACGCTCAGGACACAAAAAAAGATCATTCATACCATGATGAAATACGGCTACAAATAGATGTTATAAAACATGTTTCGTAAAATCTATATAATTCCTTTGTAATATTGCACATGATTAAATCAATTATTAATTCAAATTAAAAACTCAAAAACATGAAAAACAATTTAAGGCGACTAAACAGAATTGTGAAGCTATTTACTGAAAATGCTTTTTACACTTGTTCTATAACTGATTACAATGTTACCTTACAAGGTAAATTTAATCCTCAAATTATCTTGAAAGCCCCAAAATTAAGATTTACCGGATCAATTGGGGCAAATGGTTAATATACAATGGTTCGCGTTGCTACTCAATAACTTTAACAGATTAATCACATGAACAAAACACTAAAAGAGATCAGCGAAATGCCACGTGATCAAATTAAGATCATTGATAATGCAAAAACACAACTATATCCGCTTACTTGGCATAATATCATTACGATTCTTTATGAAGGTAAAATGAGACGTATAACGCGAAGAATAGCATTTGAATTTGGCTTATGTGAGGCTCCCGGAAAAGTTTACAAGCCTGAACCAAATCACGGAGGTGCGCGTCCAGGATCAGGGGCAAAAAAATTGCCTGAAAACAAAAAGAAACGTCCTAAAACGGTTTACTTTACTGATGAAGACATTGCGCAATACGGAGGCTGGGAACGTATGTTAAAACATATCTATAATTGCACAACATGGAAACAATGAGACTAACAACAAGAACAACACGTGAATTCATCGAAATAGAAGTAAATGAAATCAAAACTACTCTTTTTATGGGAGATAGAGATGTTAATTTGACAATTATGAACCTAATGGAAGTCATTAATGATTTATCGCATTATACCAATAAATCTATTAATGAATTATACAGAGAATTAACAGATTAATACAAAATCAAAATGAACTATTTATTTGGTCCTGATATTCTCACTGGAATGTTAATCAGCTTATTCTTTCTTTGTGGTTTAATTCTCTTTATTTGGGCCCTCAACAAAGAATTAAAAGCGCGAAACAAATCTAAGAACCGGAAACGAACTACTGAATTTTACAGGTTAAATCGAAACAATTAAAAGCTAAAACATGTTTAATAACATGTGATTTAATTTATACATTCCATTTTCAAATCATAAATTTACATCACAAATCAAATCCATTTATCATGAAATTAAAAGTTACGAGTGTTGAGGAAATTGAGGTTGAACTTCAGTTCCCTGTTTATCGCAAAAGTTCCGGCAATTGCATTTTTTACAAAGTATTGAGTGAACAAAAAGCAATTGTAGTGTCCGAGGGGTTATTCGGATATTCAATTGAAGATTGTAAACCTGATCATGCATGGAATCCAGGTATTAATCCATCTGACTGTGAGGAATCGGAGTTTAACGAGGTTTATTTGAAGGCTATTGCTCATTTTGAGATTGCAGTAAAATGAAAGAGGTTAAATTAACTTGCCCGGCATGTGGTTCACACAATTGCATTGAAGTCGACCACCACGAAAAAGGTTTTTGCCTTAAATCCGGATGTCACAAAAAAGCGGACATTCAGGAGTTTATCACTGAAATTGAATTTTTTCATTTAGTCGTTTATCAGGAAAAATATTATTAATTATGGAAAACTTTATCAAAAATATTGAATTTGAAATCCGAAAAGATTCCAATGAAGTCTATCATGGACCTGATCGGAAAGATTACATTTCAGCTTCTGGACTAAAGAAGCTGAAAAAATCACCTCTTCACTTTAAAGAGGAAGAACAGAAAGAAACTGAGGCAATGGCGTTTGGTTCAGCTTATCATACTTTTATTTTAGAACCTGAACTTTTTGAAAAAGAATATTTCACATTTGATGATTCTGTTATTTGTTCTATTCTGATTGCTGAGGGGGCAAAATCTCCACGGGCTACCAAAAATTACAAAGAATGGTATGAAGGTCAAATGAGAATTGCAGACGGTCGTCCAACGATTGATAATTCAACTTTGGAGATGTTAAAGGCAATGAGAGAACGCTTAATGAGGCATCGCTATGTAAGATCATTACTTTCAAATGGTGAGGCTGAAATGTCAGTTTATTGCGAGATAACGATTTTTACCGGGCAAAAAATTAAAGTCAAAATTCGTCCTGATTATCACAAAAAAGAGAAACGGATTATTTCAGACCTTAAAACTACTACCGGGGCTTCGCAAAATGACTTTCCACGTCATGCTGCCGATTTAGATTATCATTTACAAGCTGCTTTATATTCGGATATAATGAGTGCGATCGAGGGTAAAGAAATGAGCTGGCCGTTCTTTTTTATTACTCAAGAAAAAACAAAACCTTATGCTTTCAATATTTTTGAATCTGGTGCGCAGTTTATGGCTCAGGGTCGTTATGAAAATGAACAGCTTTTAATGCTTTACGCTTTTTGTTTGGAAGAAAACAAATGGCCGGGATACCAAGTATTCACAGAAAATAAATTTGGGGTCAACGAATTGAATTTACCCTCTTATATGATGAGAGAAATAAATTGGTTCAATCATAAATTTTAATCACTTAAAAACTATCACAATGTCAAATTTACCAGTAAAAGAGAGAGAGCAAAAGAACAAAGAATTAGTTTTTACAGCTCAGAAGCAATTTGAGGCTTCAAATGAATACAAAATGAATTTTAACCGAGAGGCTGGCTTTGCAATTCAGATTTTAACTGACAATGATTTTTTAGCTAGTTGCGATCAGCAAAGTATCCGTAATGCAGTTGTGAATGTTAGTTTAACTGGCCTTACTTTAAATCCGGCTTTGAAATTCGCCTATTTGGTTCCGCGGAAAGGGAAATGTATTTTAGATATTTCCTACATGGGAATGATAAAGGTTCTTACTGATGCCGGGGCTGTTAAAAATGTCGATGCGGGAGTTATTTATGCTAATGATAAGTTTGATTATCGAAAAGGAACAGATCCTTATTTCAAACATCAGCCAACGCTAAATAATCATGGAGCGATGATTGGAGCTTATGCGGTTGCATTTTTTCGTGATGGTGGTTTTCAATTTGAGGTTTTAGGCCGTGAAGAAATTGAAAAAGTGCGTGGTGCTTCTGAATCTTGGAAAAAAGAAGATTCCCGTAAATTTTCGCCGTGGGAAACTTGGGAAGATGAAATGTGGAAAAAAACCGCTTTGAAGAGGTTGTTTAAGCTTTTGCCAAAAACAAATTTCAGCGATCAGCTTATTGCTGCAATTTCCAACGAACATTTAAACGAAATTGAAGATTTGCCGGAAGAAAGTAAATATCAGCAGATTTTCGATGACATTCAGGAGCCAGAAGTTATGCAGCCCGAAACAAAATAAATTGATTCTTACATTTTTGCAATGAATTACACCATTCAATCTGCCTTTGATAAACAAAAGATTCACCAGGTAATTGATCAACTTTCGGATCAGAAAAAATGGTCTATTTCGATCAAAATAAAAAGAGAGATTAGGTCTTTGCCTCAGAATCGTTTGTATTGGCTATGGCTGGCTTGTATTTGCGATGAAACCGGTGGAGATAGGGATGAAATACATTTAGAGCTTAAACGTCGATTTTTGCCCCTTAAAACTGTAAAAGGATTATCAGGGGAAGTCACTAAGCCAATTTCCACGACTGAACTTGATACAAAACAATTTACTGATTATCTTGAAAAGATTCAAATTATGATGCTCCGGGATTATGGAATTACCTTGCCAAACCCTTCTGATTTAATTTTTTCATCATTTGTTGAAAACTATCAGGATTTTATTTGATTTTAACATTTTTATTATTACATTTGTTTCGGATTAGGATTTGGTTTAGAAATAATTGATTGAAATCCGGCGAATAGATGCCAGTCGAAAGCCGGATTTTTTCAAACTAAAAATTTTACATAATGAAAAAGATTATTGTGCGAAAAGATTTAATGAAAAAAAGCGATTATGCGAAGAAATATTGCATCAATCGCGTAACTCTCGATAAAGAGATTCAAGAAGGTAAACATGTAGTTGAGCAAATTTCGGGAACTGATTATATCAGGTTGGTAACGAAATAATTTTTTCGGCAATAAATTTTAACAAATTGTAAAATGGCTGAGAATAAAAAATCATTTTTGCTTTATTGTGATATTATTCACACAATAAAAAAACTTCCAGATGAAAAAGCCGGAGAACTATTTAAGCATATTTTAAGCTATGTAAATGACGAAAATCCCCAAACTAAAGATGTTATTATTGACTTAGTTTTTGAACCTATTAAACAAACTCTTAAAAGGGATTTAATAAGATGGGAAAATATAAAAGAAACTAAATCAATATCAGGAAGGCTGGGAGGAATTAAGAGTGGTGAATCAAGAAGATTAAAAAAGCAAAACGAAGCAAACGAAGCAAATGCTTTAAAAACGAAGCAAAACGAAGCAAACGAAGCCGTAATAGTAAGTGTTAGTGTTAGTGATAATGATATAAAAAAAGAGTTAGGTACAAAAAAAGAAGAAATTGAGAAAAAAAGACTTGCTTCGCTTACAGCGACAGCTGAACGAAAAAAAGATTTTTATAATTCTTTAGTCCCTTTTGCAAAAATTTATTCCAAAGAAACTATAAGAGCTTTTTTTGATTATTGGAGTGAAACAAACAAATCAAAAATAAAAATGAGATTTGAACTTGAAAAAACATGGGAATTAAATTTAAGACTTCAAACCTGGTTAAGACGTGAAAAAGAGAAAAGTAATAAAATAACTACCTCAAAACCAATAATAAACACCCCAAAAGAATGGATGCAATAAACTACGGCAAAATTCCACCTCAGTCACTTGAAACAGAAGAAGCTGTGCTAGGTTCACTAATGATTGAACAAGATTCAATCCACAAAATAACGGGAATTCTTAAATCTGAAAGTTTTTATTTAACTTATCATCAGATTATTTTTACCTCAATAATTAAGCTTTCACAACTTAATCGACCTATCGACCTATTAACCGTCTCTAAAGAATTAAAAGATATTAACCAACTTGATAATATCGGAGGTCCAGTTTATTTAACTCAACTAACATCACGGGTTGCCAGTGCTGCACATATCGAATACCATGCCCGGATAATTCAACAACTTTTTATGCAAAGGGAATTAATTAGAATTGGAACTGAAACTGTTAATGAAGCTTTTAAGGATGGTATTGAAATAGATGAATTACTCTCTGATTTTAGGCATAAAATATCTATTCTTGAAGATTTAGGACTTGGAACAAACACGGGAATAAGCCAGTCAGATGTCATTAATGAAGCTATCATTGAACTTGAAAAAGATTGTGCCTTTACTCAGGAAGGGAAACAACCAGGAATTACGACAGGACTGGGAATTTTAAATCATGCAACAGGGGGATGGAGGAATACTAATTTAATAATTATCGCTTCACGTCCTGCAGTTGGTAAAACTTCCCTTGCTTTGCATTTTGCTAAAAAAGCGGCTGAAAATGGCAAATGGGTTAATTTTTATGGTTTTGAAATGAAAAGTTCTGATTTAATGCGGACTATGTTTTCGAGCGAATCCGGGATTAATCGACTTGATTTGAGGGATGGAAGATTGACCGATAAAGAATGGGATATACTAAACTCCGCTTGTGTTCGTTTGGATAAATTGCCAATTATTTGGAATGATTTTGCTGGATTAACTTCCTCTAAAATTAAATCAAATACAATTCAAAATAAAAAACGTAATAAATGCGATTTGATTATTATTGATTATCTTCAGCTTGTTAAACCATTCGACAAAAAAGCAATCAGAGAACAGCAAATAAGCGAGATCAGCCGGACATTGAAGGAAATAGCACTTGATCAGAATATTCCGATTATTTGCCTCTCTCAGTTAAGTAGACAGGCGGCAAATGTTAAACCGGAACTTCATCATTTACGGGAGTCGGGAGCTATTGAACAGGATGCGGATATAGTTATATTTCCCTGGAGGAACGAGGAAGATCAGAAGTTTTATTTGTCAATTGCAAAAAATCGCCGGGGTATTTGTGGAGATTTTGAAATTATTGCTAATAATGAAATGACAGGTTTTTATGATGTTCCAAAAGTAGGATTTGAAATTAATAATTTTTACGAACCAAAAGATAAATTTTAAATTATGACACTAAACGAATTAGCCAAAAGGGCGCATGAAAATGCGGTAAACAAAGGTTTTTATGAAAAGCCTTTAGAAACAGGAACGCTTTTGATGTTGGTAGTCTCTGAATTGTCGGAAGCATTGGAAGCAGACAGAAAGGGAATTTATGCAAATATTGAAAGATTTAATAAATGGATTAATGAACCTACCTCAGTTTGCACCTTTAATGAATTATTTGAAGATTCAATTAAGGATTCCTTTCAAGATGAACTTGCGGATGTTATTATTCGCATTTTGGATTTATGTGGTCATAAAGGCATTGACATTGACTGGCACATCGAACAAAAGATGCGATACAATGAGACAAGGGAATTTAAACACGGTAAAGCTTATTAATGTAAACATTTATAATCATGGGAGGCATAGGTAGTGGTCGGAATAAGATTAAAAATGTAAACGCTAAAAAAGATGCTTTTATCTCTTTTAGATTGGAATTGCATAAAAAAGACTTTTTAAATCGCGTTTATGCTGAAAAATTACCTGATATATTTCGATCAATGGCCGATGAGTTAATTATTAAGGCAGTCACTGAAAATGAGTTTAAATTGAAAAAAGTGAAATGAATGCTTGGTATATTTCTCAGGAACGGTTTAATAATCGGATAATCAAAAACTGGAAGCGAAGGGGATTTGACTACAACCCCGGACACGTTCAACTCCTTCGATTTTCGTTTCGATGTTTGCTTTATCATGCGAGTTTGAAGAGTGAAAAAGTAAGCCAGGTTAACCGGGTAAATTGTGAGCCTAGTCTTTTTTGAAAATATAGCCTTGGACGGGCTTTGTAAAATCCAAAAATATTATGAACGATTTTAAAACACGGTTAGAAACCGAAAAAGTTGAGCTTGAAGAAAAGCTAAACAAACTGGATGCTTTTTTAGTATCAGAAAAAGTAAAAGATGTTGATGATGTTCAGAAAGCTCTTTTACAAGTGCAAGCAACCGCAATGAACAGTTATTTGCAATGTTTGAAAGAAAGAATTGATCGAATACATTGAAGATTATATGTCTGACAAAAGATGTTTTTAAACATGTTTTGTCAGACATATTGAAATTAACCTTAAAATTGTAATACAATTAGAAATTAAAACTCCCCGTAACCGGTTAACCAGACTGGCGGGGAGTTAAACTAAATCATTAATCCAATGACAGAATATCAAAAGTTACTTTTAAGGAAACAACGGAAACATATATTAAGTGGATTCGACATTGATGAATCAGAATTAAATACTCATTTATTTGATTTTCAAAAATATATTACAAAAATAGCTTTGAAGGCTGGAAAATATGCCGTTTTTGCAGATTGTGGATTAGGAAAAACAATCATTCAACTTGAATGGGCACATAGAGTTAACTTAAAAACAGGAAAACCAGTCTTAATTTTGGCACCATTGGCAGTTTCGGGACAAACTATCAAAGAAGGTGATAAGTTTAATATTCCTGTTGTAAAATATGATAAGACTTCACCCATTCAGATTACAAATTACGAACAACTTGAAAATATTGATTGTGATTTGTTTTCTGGAATTGTTCTGGATGAAAGTTCAATTTTAAAAAATTTTACTGGTCATTATAAAAATTTGATAATTAAAAAATTCTCATTAACTCCTTATAAATTGGCCTGTACTGCAACACCTTCACCAAATGATCTTAATGAAATTGGAAATCACAGTGAATTTTTGAATATACTTGATGCTCAGGATATGAGGTCTAAATGGTTTGTTCGGGATGAAGGAATGAATAATTACCGACTTAAAGGACATGCGAGAGTTGATTTTTATGGTTGGATTAGCTCCTGGGCCTCAATGCTTACAAATCCAGGAGATTTGGGATTTAATTTAACAGGTGAAAAATTCAAATTACCAAAACTTGAGTATATTGAACATGAAATAATTACTGATATAAAACTAGGTAATGAAAGATTATTTAATGAAGGACATGTAAATGCAACTAATTTCAATACTGAATTAAGAGAAACAAAAGAAAAAAGACTTAAAAAAGTAGTTGAATTATGTAATCAAACTCCTGGCCAGATAATTATTTGGGTTAAACAAAATGAAGAAGGTGAATGGTTGAGGCGAAATCTCAATGATTGTAAAGAAGCAAAAGGTAATGATACAAATGAATATAAAGAAAAAATACTTTTAGGATTTACAAATAATGAGTTTCGTATCTTAATAACCAAAGCAAAAATCGCACAATTTGGAATGAACTTTCAGAATTGTAATACTCAGATATTTCCAAGTTTAGATTTTTCCTTTGAATCTTTTTATCAACAAGTAAGGCGTAGTTATCGATTTGGCCAATTAAAACCTGTAAATATTCATCTTATTAAAACTGATACAATGGAAAATGTAGTAAAATCAATTGAGAAAAAAGAGCGTCAATTTTTGGAAATGCAAACAGAAATGAACAAAAATATCAATTCACACAGATATGGGCTTCTGAATGAATATGATAGAAAAGAGGTTAAACTTGATTCTGTTTATTTGATAAAGGGTGATTCCTGTATTGAGATTAAAGGAATTCCTGATAATTCAGTAGATTTAATTATTTTTTCGCCTCCCTTCAGTTCACTTTTTACTTACTCAAATTATATCCATGATATGGGTAATAATGAAAGTCATGAAGAGTTTTTTAAACAATATACATTTTTACTCAAAGAATTATATAGAATTCTAAAGCCGGGCCGGTTAATGTGTTGCCACACTAAAGATTTAGGAGTTTATAAAAATAGTTCGGGATATACTGGAATGTACGATTTTACAAACGAACATACAAGAGCTGTAATGAATTTTGATATTGATGAAACTGGGAAAACTACCGATCAAAATTTTAAACTACATTCTAAAATTACCATTTGGACTGATCCAGTACTTGAAATGCAACGGACAAAAACACAAAGATTACTTTGGAAACAAGTTACTAGTGATTCGACAAAAACAGGTATAGGAATGGCAGAATATATCACTATTTTTAAAAAATGGGATGGTTCAAATGAAGATGAATGGGAACCTGTTACAAACCTAACAAAAAAGAATTTTCCACTTGAAACATGGCAAAGATGGGCCTCTCCTGTTTGGATGGATATCAAAAGAACTGATGTTTTAAATAATCGTGAAGGTACTGATATGGGAGATGAAAAACATATTGCACCCCTTCAATTGGAAGTCATTAATAGGCTTATAAATCTTTGGAGCAATGAAGGTGAAGTTATTTTTACTCCATTTTTGGGTATTGGTTCTGAGATTTATGTAGCAGTAAAAAACAATCGCAAAGGAATAGGAATTGAATTGAAAGATTCCTATTTTGAAACTGCAGTTAAGAATATTCGAAATGCTGAACTTTGCAAAACACAATTAAGTTTATTTTGAGATGAACTGTAAAACCTGTAACCGTCCATTTGAACCTATCCGGGGTTTGAATGGATTGGTTAAATCAAAAAATTGTCCTGATTGTCAATATGTGATTCAAATTGAGAAGCGAAAGATGTCAATGAGGCGAATAGTCGAAGTTAAACCGAAAGACGATAAAAAAGCCTTAAAATCAAAATTAACAAAAGTCAAAAAAGCTTCAAATCCTAAAAAGTCACTCACTCGAAAATTGGATGAAATTTTCTCTATCTTTATTCGATTAAGGGATTCAGATAGCCGGGGAGTCGGAAGATGTATATCATGCAGTACTCATGTTTTTTGGAAGAAAGCAGACAATGGTCATTACATCGGAAGGCAACATAAAACTGTTAGGTGGGATGAAATCAATTGCAATCTTCAATGTCGGCACTGCAATAGATTTGAAGAGGGTTTAAAAGCAGAATATCGAGTCGGATTAATTCAAAAGTATGATTTAAAAACTGTTGAACTTTTGGAGCTTAAACAGTCAAATACTTCAAAGATCAGTCAATTTGAGATGGAATGTTTGATTAAGATTTATCAGGAAAAAGTTAAAAAATTGGAGAGTGAAAAATTATTAGAAGGAAATCAGTTTTAAGTTATGAAACCATTTTATTCAACAGACACCGGCAAACAGACACTTTCTGACTTATTGGAAGCGCAGAGAAAATACATTTTAGAAGAGATTGAAAAGATTGCCGGAAATAGATTTTGAACCTGGTGAAATTGATACTTTCGATTACTCAAAAATTGAGGAAGAATTAAGGTAACGGTGGTGCTATGAGCAGTAGCGGATTACGAGTAATAAACTTTCAAAATACGATAACGATAATACGAAATACAGACTTACAAGCAACCACAGAACCAGGCATGAATTATACCGCGTGTTATCGGCTGCCTTTCCTTTCTCTTTTCCACGCTGATTGTATGGAAATTATGAAGCAATACCCTGATAAATACTTCGATTTGGCTATTGTTGACCCTCCGTATGGAATTGGAGCAGCAAAAGAAAAACCGCATAACGGCTGGCAGGATTGGGGAATAAAAGAGTGGGATAATGAAAGCCCGAAAGTTGAATATTTTATAGAACTAAAAAGAGTAAGTAAAAATCAAATAATTTGGGGGGCGAACCACTTTATAAGCAAAATGCCTTTTGATAGTAGTTGCTGGCTTATTTGGGATAAAGGACAAAGGGATTTTAGTTTAGCAGACGGTGAAATGGCTTGGACTTCATTTAGCAAGGCAATGAGAATAAAAAAAAAGCGCATAATTCTTTTTGGCTAAAAGAAGCCGAATCACGTCCTTATTTATTAAAAAAACATCTATTTTACAGAGATGAAAATGGTAATATCATGATATGATCATTTCCTCGTATCATCCTCCACCACCGTAACCACAGAATGAGATTTTTTCATGTCGAAAGTCTCTATGTCAATACTGATTGAATTGAAATTAATCTTATATCCCGAAATCAATCCGTCAGCGTCAATCTGATCGGCTCCCGTAATCCCTGACAAAGAAAATTTAAACCCATAATCTTCTTCAATTTCGGGCATTCCATCTGTTAGCCAATTACCAACAGTAAAGTGTCTGCGAATTTCATCCACCGGCTTAAGTAAATCGGTTGAATATCCTCCGTCCGGTGATACTTCAGGATTAGGCATATAGTTATATGAGTTTAGCGCAAATAACCATTCCATAATGGTCATTCCTCCGATTGCCTGACCTGATTCCGGAGCGTCAATCAAATCAATTAAAAGTAATGGCATGGTATAAGTTAAAACATTGTCTAACTTAAAATCCGTTTTGAATACAATGGTTGAATTAGGCTGTGCTGCCTGGCATTCAGCTAAAACAGCTTGTAAAATTCGATTAATCATAGCTTTGTTGTTTCAGTTAATTTTTTATAATCCCTAGTTTGTCCGCAAAAGGCACATTTATATCTTAATTCACCGTCAATCTTTGAACATTTCCAGTTCTGCTTTTGGGTAATGTCAATTAGTGTTTCTTTGGAATGATCACAAAGATCATCCCCTTTATCGACTAAAATCATTTGATAAATCATTTTTTAAACCCTTTCATAGCTTTTTCGCGTTCAAATTCATACTTCTTTTGAATAGCATTTAAAATCTTTTCGTTTGGCGGTTCTTCCGGCTTAGGCTGATATTGTCTTTCAGGTATTCCCTTACCTCCTTCATTTTGAATCTTCGCATAAGGAATCAAACCTAAGTCTACCCCTATAATTACACTTTTCCCATTGACCACGTATTTAATCCCATTATAAAGCGTTCTTGTTTGTTCCAATAATGGATTTTGAGAACTGAAAACCGAACCTTTGTAAACTCCTGGATTCTTTCTGTATTTCGATTGTTTGCCGTATTTATTAATTGTTTTACCCCGATCATATGCTTTATCCGTCTTCGGGTCGCGAGCCTTCCATTTAGTTATTCCATGACCAGAATCATACCCTTGCAATTTGAAGTTCTGTCTAACAACTCGTTTTGCCTCATTGCCAATAATCCGGGGTAGCGATTCAATCGCTTTATTCATTCTGGCAGTAGTCCCATTCCAATCATTAATAAGTTCCCGGATTGATTTCACAATATCACCCCCTTCCGGTATTGTTCTGTTTTTGTGTTTATGACTGCAATTGCATCGGTTATTACTCCGTCACGGGTTGAGACTACATAGTTTTGTTTGCCAAATAAAATGTAGTTTCTGAGTACGACTCTTTGATGTTTTTTATTTTCCCAAAGAGACCATACTTCATTAGGTGATTCAATAGTTTTAGGTATATTCTCAAATCCTTTTAAATGTTTTTGAATCTTATGTAGCGTATTATCTGATAAGATTACATTGGTCAAAAGATCATCATTTTGGAAAATGATTTCACCTTTTTTGTTTACCTCATATTTTTTTCTCCATTCATTTATGGTTTCTAAAAAGAATTGCATACCTGAGCTTAAACCTTCCAATTCATCGCCTTGAATATCGATCGAGCGTGGCAAATCGAAAAGCGAAGCATTACCTTCGTTTGCGGATTTCATTACTTTAAAATAACTGCCTTCATTCGGCAGCGATCCTTGAATAGCTGGGTTATTTCTGAATTGAGGGTCTACGTCTGAATAAAGATAATATTTTGCCTCTTCTGTGGTCAGAACTTTTAAATTGTTATCTTTAAGATATTGGTCGTCGACCTGTTCAGCACTACACCGGCAATCCCAATCATCGGGAGGATAAACATTATCTCCTTCCGGATCACCAATACGAAAAACCAACCCCTCTAAAGCTACATGTTCATCCCGTTCTCGCTCATCCATAACTCCTTGATATTGCCAATAAGGATATAGGTCTGAATCAGCCTGAAAATCCCTAAATTGTTCGGCCATAGCCGTGGAGTGAACACACATGTCATATTCTGTGCGTAGCCAAGTTTCATTTACAGTGTCGGCAATTTGGGAAGATTCTTTTTTAAAAGCTGAAAAACTTCTTGTAATTCCGTTTTCATCCTTTAGTTTTTCCTGGATTAGTTTAACTTTTGCAACTTCTTTTGTAGCTGAAAATTGGGCGGCGTTTAGCATGTAACGCTCCCATATCGCAGTATCCTTAAAATCTTTAAATTCTGTTTTAATCTTTGATTTTTCGATTAAAGCATCAAAAAAATACTTGTTATAAAGTGAATAAATAGGGGAGTAAACATATTTTCCTTTCCCTTTGCCATAAACATATTCAAGTTCAGCAGTCGAAAGTGCATCAGGAATTAATTTACGTTTATCTTTTTTAACCGCGAGATTAACGTATTCAGTTCCAATCAGATTTTTTTTTTGCCGAAAAGAAAGTCTTTCGGGGGATTGCCATTTCGTGAATGGTCGCTTTTGGTTCTGGTGGTTCAATTTCATTTTGTGGAGCTTCTTCAATGAACTCCCTAGCTATGCCATTTGCCTCATAAAAATCATCAGTAAGACGTTTCCCGCTTAATTGGAGAGACTGAGCAAGAAGTATGATTTCCTGCATTCCAAGAACTTTAGTAGAGTCGTAAGAATATTGCGCCCCTTCCGGGAAATTAGAATAGAATTTTTTACTTTTCTCCAAAAAGTCTCCATTTAACACCGAAAGAACAAAAGCCATTTTTGACTCAACGACTGAATCGAATTTACGTTCCATAACTTCACCCAACGCCCGGCTTCCAGACTTACCAACATCTGCAGTAAGCGTACCACCTAGACACATTTGCAAGATCTCGTTTTTTTCGTCAGCGTTAAACTCCTGGTAAATTTTATGAGCGGAAGTTCCGGCCTTTGGCTGTTCAAATCCTATTTCGATAGCTTTTTGAATGTTTCCGGTTACATCTTTTGTATAAGGGTAAGTTAAAGCCTGTGAAGGATCAATATTAGCGGCGATTTGTTCGGCCTGGATCTTATAAGGGTTCATACTCTCACCCGTAACCGGATTGACGGCCCCGTCAGCCTGTGGATAACCAACTGTAAGAACAGGAAATGCAAGACGTTTCCCGGCGGCTATCCAGTTGTTTTTATTTACATTCATCTGAATAAAAGACCGGGTTATTGGTTGCATCCATCCCAAAAAAGCCTCATAACTCGATGAAGGTTGAATGAAAAGCAAATTATCATGATCCTCGAAAAGCATACCATCACCAAATGAGAACGTAGAGCTTCTGAGCATTCGATTAATTGGGTCAATATCCTGCATAGGATACTTATACACTTTTTTATTGATCGGATCGAAGTTTATCCCTGAGAATCCCCAAAAATAAGAGAATAAAATCTCTTTTCTGAGTTGTATTGTCCATGTTGAATCACAAAGCTCTTTAGTCCAATCATCAAGTTTATCACCTTTTTTATCGACTATAAAAACAGGTATTCTTTCCAGTGCAGACCCTAAAGCCTCAAATAGTGACCGGATAAAAGGAGAGCATTCATAGGCCCAGCTTACAAGCGTAGCATAGGATAATGTATAACCCATTTTCATAGCCTGATCACAAGCGTAACGCCAAGTTGAGAGATTCCACTCAACAAAATAGTTGGAAGGATATGTTTGAGAAAAAACATTTAATCCGGCAGCCTTTGGGATTACAAAAGGGTTAACTGATGGTGATTGTCCTGTAGCTGGCTTCGCTCCTGGTGTCCCTT